CTATTATGCCGATCTAGCTTTTCTTTGTTTTGTAGCCAAATAGCTAATTCTTTATGTGCTTTAAGTTCGTTAATGATATCAATATGGCTTAGCTCATCGTATTCGTTTACTAGCTTAACTAAATCGTCATCGTGCTTAGTTTGCCAAAGCTTTTCTCTACGCTTTAGCGAATCAATTTGCTCTTTAACTCGCTTGTTGGCTTCTTCAATTGCTTTGACTCTGAATTCTTCTTGTTGGATAGCATCTTTGCTATCTCTAAGCATGGTCTTAATAATCTCGCCCTTTTCGCTTAGTAGTGTGATCCCAAGCAACTGTTCAATAATATTTCGTTGATCATTGCTTTTCATTGCTAGAAAAGGTTCGGAGTAAGTATTAAGTGCTACTATGTGTTTGAACATATCGGCGGACATGTTAATGATTTTTTCAATCTGTGCTTGCGTTTCTTTATTCTCGCCCTGAGCATCATCTTGAACTTTTTGTTGAACATCATTCACATAGAATCTAAGGATATTGGGCTTACGACCACGTTCGATTTTATATTCAATACCATTTACACTAAATTCCAGTGTGACCATCATAGCTTTACCGTTTGTACGATTTACTAAGTTGTCTTTGCGAATAGTATTGATAGGAACTCCAAACAGCGCATAACTAAGACCCTGTATGAGAGTAGTCTTGCCCGTACCATTTCTAGCACCATCTCCACCTAAGTCTAAATTTTCACCCAAGATTAGAGTTAAATCTTGACGATCAAAATTTACAGCTTGGGTGATAGCACCGATAGATAAAAAATTACGAAGAGAAATATTTTTAAGTATAATCATTTTAATCTCATAAAAAAGCTCTTTTTGAGTATTCTTTCAGCCCGCATCGTGCGTTCTATTATACCTTCAAGTTTAAGCTTAACCGCGATTAACTGTTGCTGCTCTCTTGAACTACCTATATAAGAATGAGTGTTTGTTATCTCAGCTAGCGCAATGCCCAAGCATTTATTAATTTTAATCAAAGATTCTAATTTTTTCATAAACTGTTATAAATCTCTAATAGAATGCGCTTGTCGAATGAATTAGATTCAATCGCGTTAATCTGATCCAAAATGATTTGATCTACGCTTTCAAATTTAAGATCACCAGTAGCAGGATCTTGTCCAGTTTGATCTATTTTCATTGGTATTAGTGCCATTTCTCTTAGTTTATGCTCTGGGATAAGTGTTTCTCTAATAAAATTAGCTTCTTCATATGAAATATCAATATCAAGATGCACTCTAACATGACTATCGGGCAATAACAATCCTTTTGGGTTTTCTAGCACATCACTTAGCTTATAGACTCTGAATAAAGGTTGCTTGGGCCAAGAATGAAATTCTGGTTCTTCACCCCAAGATAGAATCATCATACCCCTGGCATCATCTCCCGCGTCTGCATAATTGTGAGGGAAAGCATTACCAATGTACCAAATATTCTTTCTGCTTTGTCGTTTGTGAAAATGCCCGGAGAATACTTTATCAAATCCAGTCATGTGATTTTCATTGATTTCACCATGATCGGGCATTTCAATCATCGCGTTCATAAAAAAATGAGGTAGTTCAAGATGCCCAAACATATACTTTGCAGACATTTTTTGTAACTTTTTATAGTCATCTTGAACTAACCATGGGGCAATAACCACATCGTCTTGTTTAAAGAAGTCATTAACAATAGTTACTTTGGGTAAATGCTTTGCCCAAGCTACACTATGAATATCTCTACGATCACGATAGTAAAGATCATGATTACCAGGAATAAAAAACACCTGATCAAAATTATCGTTGAGTTTTTCCAGAGCCTGCAGCCCAAACTGAAGGGTGTGAACATTGATACTTGCTCTGTGGTGATTGTAGTCACCCAAAAAGAAACAAGTTTCACACCCTTCAGCCTTAGCTTTAGCTACGAACCAATCTACGAAATTAGTGCAGTCTTGGTTATGTTGTAGGCTGTTACTCTTAAGGCCATAGTGTATGTCCGTAAATACAGCCGCTTTTTTAAATAGTGTAGTCATCTATACTATTATACAGATAAGATAAGCGATTATCAATAGCGTAGGTTACCTTATTCTTCATACACAGTAGAACTAACCCCACCAGAGCCACCTTGGCGAGACCAACTTGGGTTAAGGCCGTTGATTTCTAAAATATCATCACGAATATTTTGGTTACGCTTTTCAGTGTTTAGCACTCGACAAAATGAATTAGTTATAGCAGCGGTGTAGTAAGCAAATGGGTTAGCACTTTTCGCTTCATTAAAACGAAGCCCAACATATGTTAGCTGTAGAATAGCACTGTTTTGCATTTCATCACGATAAGTATACCCACGCCAATTATACTTCATAGCATATTTTTGGCACATCATTATATACATTCGGGCTAGTGTATTGGTAATCTGTCCATGATCTTTGCTAAACGAACCAGACACTGAGTCACCCTGCCAATGACTTTTACCAACACAGTAAAAGCTATTGTTATCGTCAATTTTAAAATGTTGAAAGGGTGGGAAATTGACCTTAACATGAACCATATCGTCAATCTCTCTAGCAGTAACTACTCCCTCTAAATCTTCAAACAGTGAGTCAGTTTCAATGATTTCAAGTTCAAAAATGTCTTTGGCTGTTTTCTTTTTAACAGTTTTTCTAGGTTGCTTGGGTGCAACTGGAACATGATCCCAACACATTACACGAAACACTAAGTCAGTTACTGGAATAGTAGTTGAATCGATCTTTGTCCCCAGTTCTTGTCCCAACCTAATAGCACGATTTTCCTGGGCCTGTTGTATAATTTCTGGATTGAAAGCATATTCTAAACTGGTATTAATAGGCTCTTGGGGCATATCAACGATAAAATCGTAACGATGATATTCAGTTTTTTCGTAAAAGCAGTAAGTATTTTTGCTGGTATGGATCTCTTTGAGTATATCTTTGTTGTTAAGATAATTGATTGGTTTTTTGTATGGTATAGACATAGTTTCCTTGTATAGTTTTTTACTATTATACAGCATAGTGAACCGCAAATCAACCTATTATAGTTAAAAAGGGCGTATTTTTGAAACGATAAATACAATTTAGAGATAGTATTTATACATAGGATATTTAGCATTATGAGTCAAATCATTGCCAATGAGTTAGCAATACTTTTAGAAGAGAAAAAGCAGTCGATAAGTTATGGTGAATCATTTTTGGCTAGCCAAGTCCAACAACTCGCGGCTAATAAAAAACAAATAGCAACAGTAACAAAACAATTAGCCGAGTATGCACAAGCATTAGCAGGAGCACAAACAGACCAACAAAAAGCGATATTCAACAAAGCAATCATTGACCTCACACCTACATTAGTAGCATTAAATAATAAAACATCAGGATTACAAGCGGCAGTCGATAAGACCCGCGCGGTTATAAGCACCCAACAAAAGGCTGTTGATAATATTCAAAAACAAATTACAGCAGAACAAAATTCAGATGGTCAAACTGGCCCTGTCCCAACTGATACCGCTAACAATACCAGTAACACCTCAGTTAATACAACTGCCACATCAGCCCCTAATCTAATAAGTCCCACTGATCCCACATTAGGTGAGCTTGGAATTAACACAGCGACAATACCTACAGTAGCACCTCAGGCAATTGATCAGAATACAGAACCAAGTAATAGTTCATCTTTTAATCAAAGTGCAACTGGGAACGGGTTGTCTGTATCAGCAATACTAGGGGCGACCGGACCCGCTGGGTTCAGTACTCAGGGGTTATTACAACCAACTAGATCACAGGCTGTTGTAGCTGCGATGGTAAATCAAAATATTCAAGAAGATTGGCGAGTTAGATTACATTTAGCTCAAAATGCAAATTATTTGTATCTTGCATCAAAACCAGGTGATTTATTATTTCCATTGCGACAGACAAAAGGTGTCATCTTCCCATATACCCCTGCTATTTCAGTAGCATATGCAGCTTCTTACCCTAACCAAGAGTTAACACATAGTAACTATAAAATATTTCAATACAAAGGTAGTAGCGTAGATCAAGTAACAATAGGATGTGATTTTACTGCACAAGATAATAGTGAAGCTAACTATTTGCTAGCAGTAATTCATTTCTTTAGATCCGTTACAAAAATGTTTTATGGGCAAGATCAAAATCCTAACCCCGGTGTACCTCCCCCATTGTGTTATTTGTCTGGATTAGGACAATTTCAATTTAATAATCATGCATTAGTTGTATCTCAGTTTACATACGAGTTACCAACTGATGTTGATTATATAAGAGCCGGCGCCCCAACCACAATTGCAGGAACACCATTAAATAATGTAGGAGACGGACATGCAGGGTTATCGAATGCCTCATCTGTTCGCAGAAACACAAATGGCGTGCCTGTAGGAGGCGAACCCTTCGTCCCCATGTTTCGACAACAATCTACTTACCTATCAAATTCAAATGTTACCTACGTTCCTACAAAAATGAAAATGTCTATAACTTGCTACCCTGTAGTTAGTCGCAATCAAGTTAGTAATAAGTTTAGTCTTAGAGACTATGCTACAGGCGCATTGGTTAAAGGAGGTTTTTGGTAATGCAAAACTTTGTATATCCTGCATCAAGTCCTTATAATAATACGGACACGGTAAATAATAACTTTTTAGATGTAATGATTAATCGGCCTATACCTAAAAATGCATCAGATGTCTATTGGATAATAACTCAAACTTATAATTTAAGACCTGATTTATTAGCATTTGATACATATGGTGATCCAAGACTATGGTGGGTGTTTAGTCAGCGTAATCCAAACACACTTAAAGATCCAATGTTTGATTTCGTCACTGGAGTTGGCATTTACTTGCCAACATCCGATACACTAATCCAAGCCTTAAGGATATAAAATGGCTACGCAAAATCAAGCTAATGATGATAATCAAAGTGCAGCCGAAACGGCAAGATTAAATAGAAGTGCAGCGCCGGCATCAACTGATTCCTCAAACCCACAGACTACCAGTACTTTACCCGGTCGTAGGTTAAAAAATCCTTTAGGAGATTTTTCAAGCTATACATACCAACTTACTCTATATATGATAACTCCTGATGCATATGGACTTTTCGTAGCCTCAGGTAGAAAAAATATTAATGCTACTAATTTAGGTAGGAATAATAATATTAACACTGGGGTTTTTGTAGTTGCTCAAAGCGGTGGAATTAATAGTGATAAGAATGAACGCAGACTTTCGGAAATGAAATACGATTATTACATTGATCAACTTAAAATGACACAAACGCTTAGTGCTAAAGCAAATCAATCCGCTGTAAACACTTCTGAAATTGAATTTAATATTTACGAACCATATGGATTTTCTTTCCCCACACAATTAAGTCGAGCGTTTGATTCTCTAAAAAAAGCTAGTAACCTTAAAGGATATAACTCTGAATTTAATATTCAACCAACCAAACAATTTTTTATTTTAGGAATTAGGTTTCAAGGATATGATGCTGCCGGAGCACCACTAAATGCTACTAATATAATTGCACCTGACACATTCAATCCTTCTGAAAACTCTAGTGGAGTTTTTGAAAGGTACTTCGACATATTAATTTCAGACATAAAGTTTACTCTCAATGGTAGTACAACTATATATAAAATAAAAGCAAATTCAGCATCGCCTAACGTGGCATTTGGAAATAAATATGGTAGAGTCGATAAAAATATACAAGTTGTAGGTGGTACTGTAGAGGAGGCATTGACTAGTCTCAATTCTAGTCTAATCGATGGTTTAAATAAAAACCAACAAAATAGAACTATTCCAATTAAATATAAACTTGCCTTTATTGGAAATGAGAATGATGTTTCGCGTCTAAAATCTGCTTCTTTAATGAATCCTGGCAACACTGATAAAAAAAGACAAGAAGTCAGTTCAGCACAAAATTCTAGCCAAGTAAATGAAGCAGTTGCTAGCAGAACGGTTCCGCAATCAACAAAGCGCACCTTTACATTTTCTGGTGATACGTCAATAATACAAGCAATTGACCTTATAATAAAACAAAGTAGCTATCTTACGGATGCTGTCACTGCACTTACCACCTCTGAGGAACAACCAAATAAACAAACTAAAGAAATAAGTGTAGTAGAAAAAAATAAAAATCCTCCACCTGTTAAATGGTATAATCTTAGTTCAATTATAGATGTTACGGGATACGATCCTACAGCAGCGGATTTTTCTTATACAATAACTTATGTTATTCAACCATATGATACTCCTTCTACATTTAATGCGGTAACTAAACCAAGTCCCTATTATGGTCCTTCTAAAAGATATGAATATTGGTTCACAGGAAAAAATAGTGAGATCATTGAATATTCACAATTATTTGACAATACATATTTTCAAATAGCATTTAGACCAAAAGCAGACCCTTCTACTCACGGCGGCGTTGGAGTGACGACAGTGGCTACTAAAAGAAATGATGAAGTTAGATTAGCTTCTATTGATAAAGGATCAGAAGCAATTAATGAATACACTACGTCTTTATATGACCCTAAATCTTGGAGTGAATCAAAAGTTACTATTTTAGGTGATCCTGATTTTTTAACACAAGAATCCCCGGGCTCATTGGATGCAGTATATCAACAATTTTATGGTGAAAACTTTACTATAAACCCCAATGGCGGAGAAGTTTTTATAGAAATAGACTTTAAGGAAGGGATAGATTATAATAATAATACGGGATTATTGGATATTAATGAATCTATCTATATGAACAGAATTATAGGTGGTAATAATACTAAAACCAAAACGACCGGGGCTGCATTTTTAGTAAAAACTGTAATTAGTACTTTTCAGGATGGAAAATTTACTCAACTGTTAAACTGCGTAGTGTCTGATGTCCCATATACAAGTGATCCGGCAGTTATTAATAATAGAAATTCTGAGAATAATACGACTACCAATTCTACACCCACTGCAGGTGGCGCCACATCTCAAGGATCTGGATATTCTCTTGTACAACCAGTAACATCTACAAGTTTTAAAGTCCCGTCACTCAGCACAAATGTAATACCATCAGTATATGGATCGGCGGGTGTACCTAGTAATTTACTTGATGGAACTCAGCGAAATCTAGTTAATGATGATGCTGCGCTTAGTGTAGGCGCCGGCACCACCCAAGCAGGAAAAGTAGATGAAACTAAAATGTCAGTTAATCAAAGATTGTCGGCGCTTTCTCAACGAGTATCTGCTTTTTTCAAGCCAGGAACACCTCCCCCGGCACGCGCACCAGGTTCTGTTCCTGGCGGGGTCACTCGAATAAACCCAAGCGATATTCAACCAATGTAAATAAAATTTTAGGAGATGCCTGTATAATACAGGTATAATATAAGTATGCCAAATGATTATTTTAAACCTCGCGGATCTACCCCTGGTAGTAAACCAGACGCCGGCGGCGCTGTTACACGAACCACACCTATATTTGGAGTAGTTAAAAATAATATAGATGCTAATAGGTCAGGTGCATTGCAAGTATATATTAGTGATATGAGTGGAACTAATCCCGAAGATAATTCATCTTGGGTTACAGTAAACTATATGTCACCTTTTTTTGGATTCACTAGTGGTAGCCCACCTAACACTGGTTGGGGAGGTTATGTAGAAAACTCGGCATCATATGGCATGTGGACTAGTTCTCCAGACGTAGGCACCACCGTGATATGTATTTTTATCAACGGTGATATGAACTATGGATATTGGATAGGATGTGTACCTAAACCTGAAAAACTATACATGGTGCCTGCTGTAGGCGGCGCCGAAGATATTGTTGCAAATCAGGGAGAAGCAGATAGTTATGGCGGCGCTACTAGATTACCGGTGACTAATATTAATACTAATAATAATAAGATAAACGACGCCACACTATTTTTTGATCAACCAAAGCCAGTACATAGTTATGCGGCAACGGTGTTATCACAGCAAGGCCTATTACGAGATCCAATTAGGGGAGTAATAGGATCAACCGCACAACGAGAAACCCCTTCTAGAGTTGGATTTGGGGTAAGTACTCCAGGAAGACCAATATATGCTGGTGGCTACACAGATGAAACACTAGGCAGTGCAGATAGTGCTGCTAAAACGAAAATAATTTCTCGCAGAGCGGGCCATAGTATTGTTATGGATGACGGAGACATCTCTGGCAGGGATCAGCTACTAAGACTAAGAACCTCTCTAGGCCACCAGATTTTAATGAGTGATGATGGACAAACGCTATTCATTATTCATGCTAATGGACAAAGTTACATTGAGTTAGGTAAAGAAGGGACAATAGATATGTACTCAACTAACTCAGTTAATATTAGAACTCAGGGTGATTTAAATCTACACGCAGATAATAATATCAATATCAATGCAGCTAAAGATTTAACCATGAAAGCTAAAACTATTAAATTAGAATCAGAAGAAAGTACTACGCATAGAGTTGGTACGGATTATAGTATGCAGGTAATGGGTCAGTATACAGTAAAAGTAAATGGACAACTAAGTTTTGCAGCAGGAGCTGATGCGTCATTTGCTAGTAGTGGTGCAGCATATATTAAAGGAAGTAAAGTAAATCTTAATACTGGCCAAACTTCTGCTACCCCAAAAGAAGTTAAACCAATCCCTGTGATAGCACACACTGATACCCTAAATGACGCTACTAAGGGTTGGTTAGCCGCTCCAGGAAAACTAACTAGTATAGTAAGTCGCGCACCAGCTCATGCTCCCTGGGCTAATGCTAATCAAGGGGTAGATGTTAAAATAGATAATAGTGCAGCCTCTTCACTGCCTACAGCACCCTCTGCACCTGTTGCTAGCACTAACGCAGCAGTACCAGCACAACCAACTAATCCAACGTCCCCTGCACTATCATCTACAGCACCTCCTGTGCCCCCAGTTAGTAAGGCGATTGATAAAGGTACAGCAACAGCAATGGTAAGTCAAGTTGCAGCTACAGCGGCTAATGGCCCTGCAAAAGCAGCAGTGGCTGCCGGACAAGGTGTAGTAGATACCCCACAAGGTAAAGTTGCTTCTGTGGGCCCACTAGCACAAAATCCAACACAGTTTGAATTTGGTAAGATACTTAAACCGGGTGCAGCCGCACTAGTCAATTCATTGATACAGAGTGGAAAAACCCTAGAACAAGCAATGACTCCAAACTTATTTACAGGTAAAGTTGGTGCTGATTCCTTAGGCGCGTATGCAAATAATTTAACTGCTCAAATTAGTACACAGGTAGAAGGATTTAAAATAGCACAAAGTAATTTAATTAATAGTGGTATACTGACAGGAAAAGAAGCAGGAACACAAATGGCTGGTGTCGTAATGTCAGCCGCAACTGTTGGCATACCACAAACTATAGGCTTCATACAAAACGCAGCAACGCAAACTCTAGCCGGAGCACAGGCAAGTTTAGCAGCAGCGGCCCGAGCACCTATTAATAATGTATTAGGAAGCGTAGCAGACAATTTATCAGCTGGTAAATTTTCAGCAGCGTTAAGTGTTGGAGTAACTGGGGGTCTAAGCTCACTGGGAGCTTCATTAGCAGGCATGTCCGGCGCTATAACAGGCAAATTAGACTTACTTAAAGGGGCGGCCGCCGGCGCATTTGATGCAATAGTAGGTGCATTGCCTAAACTTGAAGCTGGGATACCGCAAAATTTGAAAAAGATTTCAGAAGGTGCAATTGCAAAAGCAAATAATGAGGGTGCTGACACCGCTACTACTATAGCAAATCAGCAAGCAGGTTCACAAAATGCTAGTGGAGTAGCAACAGGTACGGCTAGTTCAGCATATAACCCATTAGCTCAACTTCAAAATGCAGGTAATACATTCTTAAACAGTGTTCAAGCCCAACTATCCCCTGCTCTTACTACACTACAGGGTATAGGATCAAATCTCAGTAAATTTGCAAATAATATTACTTCAACTAACACTACTACGTCAGCATCGGCGGGCGGTATATCCTCACTACCAGGTGGACAACAAGTTACAGCAATCGTAACTAATCTTAAAGATAGTGTTATTAATACAGTAAGTGCATTACCCGGAGTGCAAAATATTACCGCATTGATCAATGCTAAAACTAGTCAGGTAACAGGTGCAATAACTATAGCATCTGCTGCTGCAACTCAAGGCATAAATCTTGTTAATCGAGGCATTGGTGCTGTAAACAGTGCGGAATCTATAGGTAAAGACTTGGCAGCAGGCAAAGGATTAACCAATAGTTTAGCTCAGGTTGGGCTACCAGCTGGTGCGATAGCAAAAGTTGACGCACTACTTAGTTCGTTTAGTTCAGGTGGTGCATCGTCAGTTAAAATGGCAACCGTAGCTACCAATACTGATGGCACACGCTCAGCACTAGATGCACAAACTAAAGCACAATTAGATAATCCGGTGATACCTCCACCAAATTATGATAGGCAGCTTACCGGTGCAGAATCAGAAGAGACTAAAAATAAATTAGCTAAATTAGCCACAGGAACATCAGACTCAATCACCTAAATACATAAACAACTTAGCATAAATACAATCATGGCTACATATATTGGATTCTCAACGATTAAGGCTAACCAACCCCGTTCTACTGATCTTGTAGCGGGGGTAGACGGTGGTACGGGTGGAACAGTAAAATCGATTAACATTGGTAAAAAATACCGATTACTAGATCAACCTCTAGTAATACAAGACTTTGTTAATGCGCTTAATATACCTCAAGGGCAAAAAGTAGGAAATCCAACATATGGTACTACTCTTTGGTCATTTATATTTGAGCCAAACACTACTGATACACAATTTCAACTTCAAAATGAAATTCAGCGAGTAGCTGCGCTAGATCCTAGACTAATTGTAAATGCAGTAAACAGTTATATTCAGGAACATGGCATACTAATAGAAGTTGAGCTAGCTATCTCACCCTTCAATAATCCGCAAATGCTATCAGTGTTCTTTGATAACGCTACAAATACCGCATCATTACAATAAAAGTAGTGCTTTTAGGTATGATAAATACATAAAAGAGAATACGACTATGGCAACCTCATCACGACAATCGGCACTTTTTGGCGTCAATGATTGGAAGGCAATATATCAAACCTTTCGTCAAGCTGATTTTAAAAGCTATGACTATGAGACTCTAAGAAAAAGTTTCATAGACTATCTACGCGCCTACTATCCTGAAACATTCAATGACTATATTGAGAGTAGCGAATTCATTGCGCTACTAGATGTTATGGCTTTCATGGGCCAAGGTCTTGCGTTTCGTAACGATCTTAACGCCCGCGAAAACTTTATTGATACCGCAGAACGTAGAGACAGCGTTATCAAATTAGCAAACTTAGTTAGCTATAACCCAAAAAGAAACATAGCAGGTCAGGGTTTCATCAAAGTCAATACTATACAAACTACAGAAAATCTTACTGATATGAATGGGTATAATTTAAGTAACTTACCCGTACTTTGGAATGATCCTGTTAATGTTAATTGGCTAGAACAGTTTAACACGATCATCAATGCAGCACTAATAAATGTTCAGCGTGTTGGACGTCCTGGAAATAGTCAAACCCTATTAGGTATTAAAACAGACGAATATACACTTGCTATTCCACCAGGTAATCTACCCGTTATACCATTTACGTCACAAGTAGACGGTATCAATATGAATTTTGAGCTAGTAAGTGTAACAAGCGTTGACGAAGATTATGTATATGAGATACCACCTGCCCCATCAGGAAGATTTAATATGGTGTATCGTAATGATAAGTTGGGTTATGGTAGCCCTAACACAGGGTTCTTCTTTTACTTTAAGCAGGGAACACTAACTAATTATGATTTTAATTTACCCCAACAGATATCAAATCAAGTAGTAGAGATTGGAAACATTCAAGGTATTAACAACACTGATACTTGGTTATATCAATTAAGTGCCGATAATGGAAATCAAACACTTTGGAAAGAAGTGGCTAGTGTATACGCAAACGCCCAACTACAAACAGAGTCTAGTTATAAGAAAATATTTTCTGTTATATCAAGATTTAACGACCAAGTTGCTTATTCATTTGGTGACGGTGTATTTTCAGAAATCCCGGTTGGTCCCTTTCGCTCATATGTTCGTGCAGGCAATGCACTTACTTATACAATCGACCCAACAGAAATGCAGGGTATTTCAGTAACAATTAGTTATATTAGTAGAACAGGTAGAACAGAATCTCTGACGATTGGTCTAGAACTACAACTTCCCGTAACCACAGCATTAGCTAGAGAATCGTTAGCTGAAATCAAACTGAGAGCGCCTGCCCGATACTATACACAAAATCGTATGGTTAACGGTGAAGACTATAATAATTTTCCATATACTCTATACAGTTCAATTATAAAAAGTAAAGCAATAAATCGTAGTTCAGTGGGAGTTTCAAAAAACTTAGACTTACTAGATCCAACTGGCAAATATAGCAGCACAAACTCATTTGCAAATGACGGCGCGCTTTATCAAGATGATTCTAACGGTGGTATCGTAGCTACTGTTAACAATGTAAATGAAATCATCACAGTTCTAACAGACAAAATTTTACTCGCACTGTCAGATAATCGTGCTAAACAATATTATCTTCAAAATTATCCAAGATATAATTTGAATCAGGCCTCAGGTGATGGCATCGTATATTGGAATACTAGCACGGTAGATACTAATAGTAACACTGGATATTTTTATAATCAGGTTTTCGGTGCCGGCAAAGTACCTATTCCTATAGGTACATACTCAAGTTATAATGCAAAATATATTACTAAGGGAGCACTTATCAAAGTAACTGCTCCATTGGGATACTATTTTGATCAAAACCATAGATTAATATCTGGAATACCAACAACATCCGATATAACATACTATTGGACTACTGTTCTTAATGTAGTTGATGATGGGTATAACTATGGTGAAGGTAACTTTGCAAATGGTACAGGTCCGGTAACATTGAACGGATTTGTACCAGGTGGTGCAGTAATCACTGTTGCAATACCGGTCTTTACTAATATTTTACCCGACGTTGTTATTCAAGAAGCAATAACTAAAATGGAGTTAAATCAAAGTTTCTCATTACTCTTTGATAACTCACTAACAATTAATCAAATCAGATGGAGGGTAGACACTTATAATACTACTGGTTGGTTTGTGAATTTCTTAAGTCAAGGTTTCGGCAGATATCAAATTTCATACCGCTCGATTAGATATTTCTTTGGTAGTGTGGCAGATACTAGATTTACGTTTGAAAATGGTCAAGTGATTTACGACCCCTTTACTGGTAAAGTTTTAGCAGACTATGTAAAAGTACTAGAAACAAATACTCAGCCTAGTTCTAATTATCCCCTAACAACTCCTGTGCCAGCTACTGTAATTGGACAAACAATAGAAAGTGATGGCTATGTAAATGATTTTGAAGTTCAAGTTGCAAGTATTGATGTGAATGATAGGACAGTGATCACTGATCCTGATTTCTTTGCTACGGTGACAGGGTATGTAACAGGGTCTAGTAATATTGGCATCTACACATTCTTTGAATTGATACAGGATGCAGTAAACTTATCTAGATATCAATTAATACCCACTGACGATGTAGCTTATCAGTATGCAACACAATCATCAATTGAAATAGTTAAATATGACTACCCCTTAGGACAATTGTTTTACGCATATGGCGACAATATATTCTATATAACTGCACAAGATCCTACAGTAACGACCCCATATTATGTATTAGTGCCACAACCACAATATTTAATGAGACCTGGTCGTCAAGGGTTACAATTTCAATATCGTCATAATAGTAATAATACTACTAGAATTGATCCAGCTACTACTAACATTATTGATTTGTATTTGGTAACACAAGCATATTATACTAGTTATACAAATTGGTTACAAGATACTACTGGTACCGTAATTGAGCCATCAAGACCAACCATCAATGAGCTACAACAAGCATATGGACAGTTAGACGATTATAAAATGTTGACTGATAGTCTTATATTAAATAGTGTATACTTTCAACCATTATTTGGGACAAAGGCAGCAGCCCAATTGCAAGGAACAGTCAAAGTTATCAAGGCTCTGAATACTAGTGCAAGCGACAGTGAAATTCGTAGTGCGATATTATCTGCAATGAATGATTATTTTTCAATTAATAATTGGAATTTTGGTGATACATTTTATTTCTCTGAGCTAAGTGGGTACTTGCATGCCGAATGCGGTGAATTAGTTAGCTCAGTGGTATTAGTGCCAAATGATCCTACAATGTCGTTTGGAGACTTATATGAGATAAAATCAGCGCCATATGAAATTTTTGTTAATGGTGCAAATGCTAACGATGTAATCGTTATCGCTGCATTGACCCCGGCTCAGCTACAGATAAGTACTAATAGATAATATTTTTTAGAGAGTTAAGATGGCAACTAGAATCCGCACACTGAATTTTTTACCAGACATATTTAGAACTCCTACCAATGCACAATTTTTAGGAGCTACCCTAGATCAAATAGTTGATCAGCCCAATACGATGAAGATCGAGGGTTATGTTGGTAGTAAATTTGGGTATGGAGTGAATGCTAAAGATTATTATATTGTCGAACCTACTAAAACAAGAACTGACTATCAGTTAGAGCCAGGAGTAGTTTTTACTAAAAAAGATACTGCAACCGCACAAGACTTTATTAGCTATCCAGGTATTATAGATGCACTAAAGCTAGCAGGTGGTGTTACAAACAACAATGACAGATTGTTTAACAGTGAATTTTATTCTTGGGATTCGTTCACTAATTTAGACCCACTTATTAACTATACGCAATACTACTGGTTAAAAGATGGCGCCCCTGCAGTTACTATTTCAACTAGTACCATTTATAATAGCAGCGCATATGTAGTTACTAGCTTACCAAATGGATATAAAATAACTAGCGATACTGATCCAGCTGGATCAGTCAATCCATCTATTACTTTACTACGCGGTGGCATTTATACGTTTGCAGTCAGTCAACCTACGCAATTTTGGATTCAAGGTAAGCCAGGTGTAACAGGCTATGATCCAGCTCAACCTAATATGCAAACTAGAGATGTATATGGGGTGGAAAATAATGGAGCTACTGTTGGATTAGTAACTTTTACAGTACCCTATAAAACCGCGCAGGATGAATATAACTTCCCAGGAAATAACCTAGTTGACGTTGTATCCGATGCACCGTTTGACCAAATCAATGGTAGACTATTAAGCGAAGTTGGAAATATCGATGGATTGACTTCACTTGAAGGTAAAACCGTTATGTTTTATAATGACGGAGTATCAAACGAACAAGGCTATACTTCAAAGTTTTACGATATTACACTGTACGATGAAGATGGTGGAAACCCATATGTACCCCCAGGCACAGAGGCTGACTTCACTAATTATGAAGGTGGTTATTATACTGAAGTAAGTGCGACTTTTTATCAAATTACATATACTGATGGGGCTACCCCATCAGATCCTGTACTTAGACTAGTGCCGTTTGGTTCTATTCCTACTAACGAAAAAATAACTGCAACATCTGGTACTACCTATATAGGTAGAAATTTTTATAGAAATGCACTGGGTACTATTAATATAATACCTTACCTAAGTGCTATCTTGGATACTCTGTATTACCAAGACGGGACTTTTCCTAATAAAGTAGGTGTAATTAAGCTTATTGAAAGCAACTCTACTGATATATTAGACATTGATACTATATTAGGTAGAAAAACATATACATCACCTAATGGGGTCGTATTTACCAATGGATTAAAAGTAAGCTTTAGGGGAAACGTAACACCAACCTCGTATGGCACTAATGAATATTATGTAGAGGGTGTTGGCACTGCAATAAAATTAATTCCAGTAACTGAATTAGTAGCTCCCGAATCCTTTACTAAAGGAGTGTATTTACCATATGATACAGTTCCATATGACATTGGCAATTACGACTCACAACTTTATATTCCAGTGGATCAAGATTACATCACTATAACTAGAGATAGTATTGATAAGAATCCATGGTCAAGAAGTAATCGTTGGTTTCACATAGACGTTATTAATGCAACTGCTGAATATAACAATGACCCCGAAATAGCAACTATACTTGCCACACAAGATAATAAAGCTAAACGACCAATCATTGAATTTTATCCTAACTTAAGACTATTCAATACCGGTATCGTAGGAAAAGCTCCTGTAGATTTTATTGATATTAGAACCACAGATGCATTTAATCAAGTAGCAGGACAACTAAATTATTATCCTGACGTAGAAGTATTCACTGCACCAACAGCTATTATTGCGCCTCAGGCCATAGCTACCACTACTACTACGATAGAAATTAACTCTACCAGTATATTGCCAGGATCAGGTTCATTTGTAATAGGACAATACATTGCTGACTCTACTAATATCTTACCAGTCAATACTCAAATTACTGCAATTTCAGTTACTGCCGGCGTATTAACTATCACAGTAGAATGGGCATCTGCTACTACTATTGTAACAGATATAGAGGTGCTAGCTTCACTAATAGCCAACACACTGTCTAATGATAATTACGCTATATTTGATGGAGCTAGAATTGTTTTTACAAATGACACTAATATTGATGTTAGAAATAAAATATATGTGGCTAGATTTTCAACTATAGTGAATGAAACTTTACCTGTTATTACGCTGACTGAAGCAGAGGACGGCCTAGTTTTAGCTGACGAACAAACAGTTGCCTTTAAGGGATATTATAATCAAGGAACCGATTGGCATTTTGACGGAATAAATTGGTATAAATCCCAACAAAAAACCACAGTAAATCAGCCTCCGTTATTTGATGTTTTTGATGCAGATAATATAAGCTTAGGTAATCCTGCGGTATACTCAGGTACTTCTTTTAAAGGTAATAAATTATTTGCATATGCTATTGGTTCAGGAACCAATGATGTAATTTTAGGTTTCCCACTTAAATACGTTTCGCTTGGTGGACTAGTAGGAGACATAAGTTTTGATGTATCACTAAACGCTGATACCTTTAATTTTGTCAGAGGATTTAATTCAATCACTCAAAAAGTTAATACAGGTTATGTATATAACTACAGTAATATTACTACTTATGGAAGACAATTGGGTTGGCAAACAGCAGTTGCGCCTAGCAGACAATATCAACTATTCTCAATAGACTATGTTCCCAATCTTCTTGCGATTAACAATGTTTTTGTAGTTGAGTGCGACATTGCCGCACAAGATCAGGAAACGAGCATTTGGCCTAATGTACAAGTTGCTAGAAATAATGTAATATTAGCTCCTACAGAATACGAAGTCACTATAGCAGACACTACCACAACTATAACAATTAATATCGTTGATCCATTAATAGAAACAGTATATCAGATAGCTATTCTAAGCAATCAGGTAAGTGCCACTGCGTTTTATCAAATACCTATTAATTTAAATAATAACCCACTAAACGAAGAGCTAACTTCTCTTAACGTAGGAGACATCAGAGGACAATATCAAAGTATTTTTTACAATAATCCTGATACGACAGGTGAAGTATTTGGTATTAATAATTACAGAGACTTGGGTAACTTAGTACCATGGGGCAACAAAATAATTCAAAACAGTGCATCTTTAGTATTGCCAGGCACTTTTTTAAGAAAGCCCGATCATAACCTAATCTTATCGCTACAATACAATAGTCAGCAATATATAACATTTAAGGGTTTGCTAGTAGACACAATCAATAATACTGCATACGAAACTTATACTACCCCTGCTAATGCACTAGATGATGCATTAGATCAAATGACTGCTTCAAAATTAGAAAGCGGACCATTCTTTTGGAGCGACATGATACCTTCAAAAGCTGCATACATAACAAATGTATACAGATTTGCCAACGCACTAGATGTAAGCATCTATCCATTAAGCCAAGTATATAATTTTGAAACTGCTAACTACAATGGTATTTTGGTTTACTTAACTAGAAACAATATAATTACCCAATTGATAACAGGAGTAGATTATACTGTTAGCACAACTTCTCCAACTCTAACTATTGAAACAGATTTATTGTCAGGAGATTTGATTACTATCAAGCAGTATAATCAAACATATGGTAGCTATGTACCAAATACTCCTACTAAACTAGGGCTATATCCTGCGTTTATCCCTAGTGTAATATTAGACGATAATTACGCGCAACCTACATATTTTATTAAAGGACATGATGGTTCATATAATAAGTTATATGGTGAATATGTTGACGGAGTACTAACTGATCTTAGAGATCAAGTGCTACTTGAATTTGAACTTAGAGTTTATAATAATTTAAAATTAAGCAATACTATTCCTATTAGGGATTATGATGTCTTACCTGGCTTCTTTAGAGATTCACAATACTCATTCTCAGAAGTATTAAGCATATATGAACAATACTTTTTAAATTGGGTTGGTCAAAATAGAATTGAATATAAACCCCAAGTTTATATTAATGGAGACCAATTCACTTATAACTATAACCAGTCTGGTAATAAGATTAATCGAGACCAAATCCCAGTTGGCAACTGGCGGGGTGTATACCAATACTTTTACGATACAGCTAGCCCAGACACTGCACCATGGGAAATGTTGGGCTTTGCTAATCAACCTACTTGGTGGACTGCCAGATATGGTCCATCACCGTATACTAGTGACAACTTAATACTATGGGGCGATCTTGCCGCAGGTATTAATTGGAACAACGGTGATCCAATTGTTAATCCTCAGGCTATTAGACCCGAGTTATTGCAAGTATTACCAGTAGATAGTGCAGGTAACTTAGTATCACCTTTTGTTGCAGTAGTAGGCAACTATGATCAACGCACATTCAACAATGATTGGCGTGCAGGTGATGTTGGTCCTACAGAATTCTCATATCGTAGAAGCAGCAGTTGGCCCTTTGATTTAATGAAAATATTAGCACTAACTAAGCCTGCTAACTTCTTTAATTTAGGGGTAGACGTTGACAATTACAAATACAGCACCGAATTTAATCAGTATCTAGTAAACGAAAGAAGCCACTTAGTAATTTCTGATGTAGAAATTTATGGTGCCGGTATACCAAAAACTAGTTACATTAACTGGATCATAGATTATGAAAAACAAGTGGGCATCGATGCCACTACTAACATCACTACACTACTTGATAATTTAGATGTAAGACTAGTATATAGATTAGCCGGATTCAGTGATAAAACTCTGTTAAGATTCTTTGTAGAAAAAGGAACACCTAACAGTACCAACGCATCACTAATGATTCCTGATGAAAGCTATGCTGTATTACTTTACGATAACCAACCCTTTGAACAAATCGTATATAGCAGTGTCGTTATACAGAAAACATTAAATGGTTGGAAAGTATTTGGTAACTCACAATCTCGTGCGTACTTTACAATTAACCCTCCAAAAATAGATGGTAGATACGATACAATATCAGTTGAAAATTTATCAGTGCAATCAGCTAACAACTACCAACTTGATAAAGAAGTTATAATCCCATATGGTACAGAATTTTATAACGCACAAGATGTAAGTCAATTTTTAGCTAGCTATGGAGCATATCTATCTAGCCAAGGTGTACTATTTGATCAAATTGAATCTGGGCTTCAAGTTAGTTGGGGGCAGATGATAGCTGAATTCTTGTATTGGGCTCAGTCAGGTTGGCAAGTAGGCAGTATCGTTAATATAAACCCTGCTGCTAACCTTATTTCAATCAACCAAGAAAGCGCAATTGTACAACCATTGACTTTACAGCGACAAAACTTTGTTCTGAATCAAAATCTATATCCAATTCAATCAATTGATCTGTCTGTAGTTAGAGATGGCACACTGTTCACTGCTCAAACACTTAATCAAGGTGACACTGTAGCATATGGTCAGTTTAATATGAGTGCCATTGAGCATGGTATCGTATTTGATAATGTAACACTGTTCAATGATATCATTTACAATCTTATTACTGGCTTAAGACAAAATCGTGTATTTTTACGAGGCACTAAAAGTGCTGAATGGAACGGTACTCTTGACGCACAGGGATTCATACTCAACCAAGATAACATCAAAGAATGGAGTAAAGAAAGTAAGTATACCACAGGTGAAATCGTCAAGTTTAAAAATAAGTATTGGGTAGCCCTAGTCAAGTTACAAGCATCAGAAACTTTCCAAGAACAATTTTGGAAACGTACAGACTACAATGAAATACAAAAAGGTCTGCTACCTAACTCAAGCACTAGGTCTTATGAAAGCACACTATACTATGACACAAACTATGCTAATTTAGAACAAGACGCAGACTTACTAAGTTTCTCTTTAATTGGTTACAGACCAAGAGATTATTTAGCTATAGCAGACCTTACCGATATTACACAGATTAATGTTTATAAAAATCTTATAAAAGAAAAGGGTACTAGAACTGCTGTCAATACCTTTAAGGGCGCAAAACTAGCTCAAGGCGACATCAACTATGATGTATATGAAAATTGGGCAATTAAGAGTGGTGAATTCGGTGGCGTACTTAATAATAATTTCATAGACTTTAGGCTAAATCAAAGCGAACTTACAGGTAATCCTAGCATTGTTGGTCTAACTACAGGTGTATTTACTACAGGTGTGCAGCAAGAAGTTCCACTATACTCAGTGTTCAACTATGGTAGACCAGTCACTGATCCAAATGTATTAGCTACATTACCAACTGATACTCCTGATAAACTATTCCCCGGTGCTGGATATCCAAATTTCAATGACGTAAAAACATACGCATATTTTTATTCAGGACTAAACAATGCAGTAGTTCCATTATCTCGTTTGTATGTAGGAGAATATCTATGGGTAGCAGACTTTAAAGGTACTTGGCAAGTATTCACCCCACAGTCAATTGGACAAGTTATCAATGTAGTCAATAATTTAAATAACACCATTACTGTACAGTTTAACGCACCACATAACTTAGTTAAATTTCAACCATTTGCTATTATTAACTTTAACACAAATATCGATGGCTATTATATTGTAACTTCAGTGCTAGATCCTACTAGAGTAACTGTTGAACTGTCACTTAGTTCGACTACACTAAACATTACAGGTACAGGTATCGGAGTTGCATTTACTAGCCAGCGAGTAGAAAAGCCCAGTGATATTGCAGCGTTCCCTGTAAATGATAATGAATTTATCAAAACAAAAGTTTGGGTAGATGAAAACAATGACGGATCTTGGGCAGTATATCGTAAGAGTTTAAATTACCAATACACTGTAGGAAAATCAGAGATTATCAAAGACGACTCTGTTACATTTGGTAGTGCAGTAGCTTACACAAGTAACTTAGGTTATTTAATTAGTGACGCTGGTTTGGGCGAAGTGTATAGATATACATACAACTCAGTATTTGCTAGATATGATCTAACACAAACTTTATCAGGTGATACAACCTTTGGTACTACTATTGGTTATGCTGGTTCTGTATTTGCGATATCGCAGCCTACCGGAGCAACTACTAGTGATAGAATAGTTAATGTTTATAACCTAGTAACAAATACATTAACCAATGCACTTGAATTAATTCAAACAATTATTGCACCCGAAGGTGTTACCAATTGGGGAAATGCTATCACAGTGTCTGGCGATCAACAGTGGGTATACATTGGTGCCTATGAACAAAATGTAGTATATGCATATCGCAAATCAAACATATATGTTCCTGTTACTAATATTGTCCCAGGAAATACTTATATAATTGACACGTTAGGTACTACTGACTGGAATGTGATCGCCGGCACAACCGGTGAAACTTACTTAGTGGGCGATATTTTTATTGCAGCTAGTGTTGGTACAGGTACAGGTTATGCTACTGATATTACATATCAACATGCATCTACTATCGCTTTATCTACCTCAGAAACAGGTGATAACTTTGGTTATTCTCTATCAACTAACTATTATGGTAATACTTTAGTAGTGGGAGCACCTGGTGAAAACTATAACGCTACTACAGATAATTGGGGGTACACTTATGTATTCAATAGATTATCACAAACATATGAAGCACAATTTAATAGTATACCCAATGGCCCAGGAGCAGTAGAGCCACAAACATTTACACTAGCATTTACTCCAACTACAATATCAGTTTCAGTTAATGGTACTGTATTGGAAGCTACTGATTATACGCTCACTGATAATGTTCTTTCTATATTAATAAATCTTACTGCTGGCGATATCATAATAGTAAGTGGAAATCAGTTCGTATTAACACAAGAATTGACTACCCAAAATGAACCAAGAATAGGTGTTCAATTTGGTTATAGTGTAGATACTAATAACTATGGTACAGAAATCTTAGTGGGCGCTCCCTTTGAAGTAAACGCTAGCAATCAAGAGGGTGCAGTTTATAGATATACTACCTCAGGTGGAGCATATGGTTATATAGTTGGTAGCAAAGAATGTTATGTATACGATACTACTATCATACTGATTAACGGATATCAGGTAACAGTTCCGGCTGGTAATGCAGCATCAACTGCCAGTGCAATTAACGCAGCAAAAATTACAAATGTTACTGCCTCTGCCGCAGATAATATTCTAACCATTAGATTATTAAATGTTAAACTAGCTTTGATAAATGATAAGCTAAACCTACAAGTACTACAGACTAACATATTAGATCAGCTAGGCATAACTGTTTATACACAAACACAAACAATTAATGATCCACATGAACAAAGTAGAACTCAGTTTGGTACTGCAATAAGATTTAATGAGTTGGGTTCATTTGTAGTCAGCGCACCAGTTGCAGCAAGATACGCTCACACCACATTTGATATGACTGATGATGAGAATTTTGATAACGATACTCTGTTTGATAATAATACCACTCAGTGGGTAGATAGATTTATAAATGCTGGCGCCGTATACATGTATGACTACTTAAGCGTGTATAATGAGAATTTACATAATGTAGGTAAATTCGTCTACGCTCAAAGTGTAAATGCAAGAAATGAAAATTATGGCGCACAACCATATTATGGTACTGCATTAGACTTTAATAGCAACAATGTGGTGATAGGTACCCCTGGGTTTAAACCCGGCACTACTAATGGCCAAGTTGTTGTTTATGATAACAGCACTGGTGTACAGAACTGGGCAACATATCGTTACTCTGCTCCAGTAGTAGATACCGGCGCTATACAGAATGTACAGCTATACAGCGCGATTACTAACAATACCCTTGAAAATCTTGACTACATCGACCCACTACAGGGCAAGATATTGGGTGTGGTAAGAGAAAACTTAGATGTAGTGTCTAATGCTGACCCTGCAGTTTATAACTCAGCCACTGCAAATAATCAAGGGGCTATCGTTTGGGGCGAGCGACAACTAGGTCAGCTATGGTATAATACATCAACTACTAGATTTGTTAACTATCATCAAAACGATTCGGTAACTTATAACAGTAAATGGTGGGGTAGAGTTTTCCCTGGCAGTAACGTACAGGTATTAAGTTGGATTACCAGTGATCAGCTACCAGTTAACTACAGTGGTCCAGGTACCCCATATGATGTAACATCTTACAGCATTGAATATACTACCAACGCAAATGGCGCGCTAGTTCCTGTATATTTCTATTGGGTTAGAAATACCAACATAATCTTTAGTAGGACAGGTAAAACACTATCCGATACTATATGTGAATCTTATATCGGACTACCAACATCAACTGGTATCGCTTATATGGCTCCTCTACAATCAAATATATTTGGATTGTATAACAGTGGAGATTATATAAATGCAAATGACTCAGTGCTACATATTGGGTTTGCAACAAGTAGAAATGATGATGTTTCACATAGCTCATACAATTTAATAAAAGTTGATTATGCTAGCGACTTTTTACCAGGATTGCCAGGTGTAGGTAGTGCTATAGCACCTGAATCTCTGTACCTAAAAATGATAGACAGTTTGTCAGGGATAGATAGGATTGGTTCAGTTGTCCCTGACCCATTCTTACCAAAGCCAGTTCAAAGTGGTATTCTCAGTCGTCCACGCCAAAGCTTCTTCTATAATAGATTTAAGGCACTACAGAATTATCTGGAATATGCTAACACCGTACTTGCTCAGTTTCCAATTGTTGAATCAAAAGAAAGCATTTTCTTGTTCAATCAAATTGATACACTGAACCCAATCAACAATGTATACACTGAAGATTATTGGACATATATTAATTGGTGGGCAACTGGATATAATGATAATACTAAATCTTCCTTACTAGTTCCTCTATATAGTGATTTAAGTACTATCGTTAATCCTCAAAATGGATTAATAGTAACTGTAGCTCAAAATGGTGCTGGATACCAAGAAACATACAGATATGTTGCTCCTGTTGGAATCACTGCAGGGTATTGGGTAAGAATAGGGTTACAAAATGGTACTATTAAATTTAACAGT